ATGACAACGAAAGCCGCGCCATCGCCCCGACCGGCGAGTGGACGGACTGGAATGGACGCCCGATTCACAACTGGCGTTCCAACTTGAAAGCCAGAGCCGCCCAGATTGCGCGTAAACGCCCCGCCACGGCTTTGACTAAACCCCGCGGCGTCTGGGACGCCAAACAAGGCATCGACGCCTTAAAAGCGAAGCTGGAGCGAATGAAGGGTGATCCGCGGAACCGGAGACAAAAAGCCGACTGCCCTTGGGAAACGGAGTGGAAGGAAGAGGCCAAGGCCGAGGTGGCCCGCATCCGCGAGAAGATCCGCGAGTTAGAAGGGGTGGTGGCGGCGTGAAAAAGTTAAAGACTATAGACGCGCCCGAAATTGTTTGCGGTATCTATGCTCTGCTGCTTTGCGACCGTATAGCATACGTTGGAAAGTCAGAGCATATCCACAAGCGTGTTGCCGTTCATCGTGAGCAAAAACGGTTTGATTCGGTGGTCGTTATTGATGTCGAGCGAAAGCATCTGGATGCCGTCGAGCAGTTTCTTATTAAGCTGCTTAACCCGCCGTGGAACAGGCAGCATGCAAAAGCTCACAATGGCCCGCTTCACCACAAGAAAATGTTGGGCCGGTTGTTGCCAATCGCGAAGCGACACATTGCGGTATGGCGCGAACTTACCAAGGGGCATTTGACCACACCCCTAAAATCGCCACATGGCCAACAGTCTTGAAGACTTCATTGCCTATAGCATGCAAGACGACGAGGTGAGCGTGATGAATATCCTGTGCGAACACTGCCCGCTCGTTTCGGACAATGCCGTCTGGGCGTCCGACGTTCACAATACCGGCGAGGTCATCGCGTGGATTCATCGCAACCCGCAACATTTTCGTCGGATAGGTTTAGTCAAAACAAAGTCACGACGATGAAACTTTCCGGCGGAACAGGCTGCGCCAACTCATATCTGGCCACCACCTCAATGGGGGAGGGTGGGACAGCATTGTGTGGGGGCCGTCGCGGTATTGCGCTATCCGCGACCCGCCGGAACTTTTTTAGGAGGAGCGGGATGGGCAAGGTTCCAGCCGACGCTCATCCGAGGGGTGCAGCCGTGGCCCAGCGTCTGCGCTCCGCACTTTTGCCATGATGCTGGAACTCGCACGCCCGTTCCCCGTGGACACGCCGCTTGGCTATGGCTGGGCGATCATCGTGTCCCGCGAGAGCAATCTGGCCAACGACATCTGGACATGCGCGATGGAACGCGACGGCGCGATCTGCCACTTCCGCAGCGATCAAATTTCAGCACTGCCCAACGGCACGCTGGATATCACAAACACAAACACAACATGCAATCATACGACGACAACAACCGCGGGGCAGCGTTCCCGCGGGAAAAGAAAAACCCCAACGCGCCGGACTACTCCGGCCCGCTAAACATCGAAGGCAAGGAACTGGAAATCTCGATTTGGAACAAGACGTCCAAAGCGGGCAACGAGTTCCTGTCGATCAAGGTTGGCCCGCCTTGGAAACCCAAGGAGAAAGCCGACTACAACGCGCCGAAACCGGCGGCACCGCGGGTCACTGACGAGCCAGCACAAGACGACGACATTCCGTTTTGATCCTGCACGAGACACAAGCAGACCGGCGCACCGAAGCGCGGATCGTCGAAGCCGTCGCCGCCAAGCACGGATTCGGCACCGCGTTTTGCTCCAAGGCTTACCCCGTGGACAGCATGTTCATGCGGGGCCGGAAGCCGGTCTGCTTTGTCGAGGCAAGGCACCGCAATAACGCAAAGGACAAGTATCCGACCTTCATGTGGTCGCTGCAAAAGTTCATCCACGCGAAGCAGTTTGCCGAAGTGCTGCCGACCGTCCTGCTCGTCGAGTGGGAGGACGGCATCTTTAGCCACCGGATCAACGGCGACCATTACGACATCAGCTACGTCAACCGCACCGGCACCACAGGACGCACCAGCGCCGACAACGAGCCGGTCATCGAAATACCGACGGACAAGTTCAAAGAGGAAATACCGAGGGAATACTCATGGTGAAAAAACTATCAATGGCCGAACACGAAAAACTGGGGCGGCAAATTAGCGAGGTCAGAGCAATACTGATTAAAGCGGCATGCGCTTTGCCCAACACCTACGGCAAGACATCTCGCGTAGGCAGGCTGGCAAGGCGGGCATTTGAGACGCTGCAAAATTTGCAGTGCGAGTTGGATGACCAAGTGTTTAGGGATCATCCGAAAGACGGAGCAACGCACATTTATTATCCGTTTCCAGAAACCATAGTTGAGGCGAGCGCAAGCGAGACGAATAAGATAGAGCGGGTTAGTCAAAACGCGGTCAATGTTTTAGTTTGACCATCAGAGTAAATTCAAACGCATGGGAGCAACGTCCGAAGCCGAACTAACACAACGCATCGCGCAAGTCGCGGAGTGGATGCTTGTGCCGTATACGTCCAGCGAAATCGTAAGACTTTGCAAGACGGAGTGGGACGTTAACCGCGCAACATCTTATCGTTACATTGCCGACGCCAACGAGCTAATCGCCGCAGAGGCCGCGGAGCAAGTGGCCGCGGAACTCCGCAAGGCCAAAAGCCGCTACGAGCGATACATGCGAAAGGCCGAGGAGCGCAATGAACTGAACGTTGCCGTGTCTGCACAGGAGAAGCTGGCCAAGCTGCTTGGCATTGGAGCGCCGGAGAAGACCGAGGTTAAGCATGACCTCACCGACGAGTTTGTTGGCGTCTTCAAAGGCATCGTCAAATCGACGGACAAGCCCGCGTGACGACCGACGACTTGGCCAACCCGCTCTGGCGGCTTCGCAATCTGTATCACATCAAGCGGGCCGACGACGGGCGCATCATCAAGTTTGCGCCGAGGCCGGAGCAGCAGCGCGTTTACGACATGCTGTTCAAGGAGGGCGTCAAGCGCCTCATTATTCTCAAGGCGCGGCGTCTGGGCATGTCCACCGCGCTCGACGTCCTGCTGACCGACCAGATGCTCTGGAACGCTGGCACACAATGCTCGCTGGTCGATCAAACCGCGGCAGATGCCGAGCGCAAGTTGGCGACGATTGCCAAGGTTGCCTTGGACAACCTACCGCCGGTCGCCTTGCAGTGCATTGAGAAGGTGCGCGACAGCGGCAGCATCCTTGAGGTCAGCGTGGCGGGAGAGGCCGCGTCGTCGTTCTTTGCGGGCCTACGCGCCCGCGGCGGCACCAACAACTGGCTACACTTGAGCGAGTGGGGAGTCATTCAAGCGGACGACCCGCGGCGCAGTGAGGAGATTCTGACCGGCGCGATCCCCAGCGCCGAGCATGGCCGGATCATCATTGAAACCACTTGGAAGGGCGGGCGAGGGGGCCACTTGTGGGAAATCGTCAAGGGGGCGCTGGAGACGCCGGAAGCGGCCAAGACGGACAAGGATTGGCGTGTGGTCTTCTTTCCGTGGTGGAAAGACCCGACCTATGTCGTCGAGGGCGATGTGTCCACGATTAGTCCAGCGATCAGTCAATATCTTGACCAGATGCAGTCACAAACAGGCCACACTTTTAGTGACCAGCAGCGCCTCTGGTATGACCGGCAGTCCCGCGACCTTGGCCTGTTTATTTTCCGCGAGTTCCCGACGACGCTCGACGAGTGCTTCAAGTCGCCGGTCGAGGGCGCGATCTACGCGGGCGAACTGGACAAGCTGCGGGCCTCCGGCGCGATTAGTGCTTTCAAGACTGACAACTCGACACTCGTCCACACTGCGTGGGACTTGGGGTCGCCGGTCAACACCGTCGTCTGGTATTTCCAAGTGATCGGCGGCAACGAGATCCGCGTGATCGACTGCGACATGGATCTGGACATGACGCCTGTGCAGCGCGTCGGCCACATGCTGTCCAAGGGATATAGCTACGGAGCGCATTTCCTGCCTCACGATGCCGCGGCGACTCGCACCAGCGGCAAGGCCGACGCCCAAGTCTACACCGAGGCCGGTCTGGCCAACGTGCGCGTCCTGCCCCGCACGCATGACATCTGGATTGGCATCAATGCCTGCCTGCAAATGTTCCCGCGTTTCTCGTTCCGCCTGCCTGCCTGTGAGCGTGGCCTCGATGCCTTGGCCAACTACGCCTACAAGCGCAGCAGCGCGACCGGCATTGTAGTCAACGAGCCAGTCCACAACTGGGCCAGCCACGCCGCCGACGCTTTGCGGATGATAGCCGAGGCCGAGATGGCGGGGATGCTCAAGACGGGCTTTGCCAAGCCGCGCCCGACCGTGGTGACAACTGGCATCCGCGACTTGGACTTCAACCGCCGAACCATCGTGCGACGATGACGCCCATCGAAAAGTGCAAGATGCTTTACACCGCGGATTCCCCGCGGACGTTTGAGGAAGACATGCTCGCGCACCTCTCGCATGGCTGTTTTTTTAGCACGCCGGAGTATGTGATGATGGCGCGTCCGGTGTGCAGTGCCGCCCCGCAGGAGATGATCAACGACGTCTGGGTGCGCTTCCGCGAGGAGGACTGCGATGCGTGGTATGTCTACGCTTTCGCCCTGCGCGACGACCTTGGCTTGCAGGGTTTAGTCAAAAAACTCTTGCGCCACATTCCCTATTATCTTCCCCTGCTGGCATGGGAGAGAAGCGGCCATCCGCTGACTTTCTTTTCGACCGACAAACTCATCCAAAAATATGCGCTTCTACAACTCGTCCAAGATTGACTTAACGTGCCGCTGCCACTTCGGTGGTGGAGCCAAGACGCCTCCCGCGCCTCCGGCCATGCCTGCGTTCCAAGCGCCCCCGCTTCCGCCCCCACCGCCACCGCCGCCACCGCCACCGGAGGCCCAGACGATGGGAGCCAGTGACGCCGCCAACATGCAGCGCAACGCCGCGGCCCGTCGTTCCGGTTTCCGCAAGTCGATCCTCGCGGGCGAAACCGGCGGCTACGTCAATCCGGCCACCGGAGCCAACAGCCTCTTGGGCTGATGAATGGAACTCACGTTCCATCTGGCCGTTTTTGCGGTGGGCATTGTCTTGCTGATTACCGCAGCTAACGACCCCGACATGTGGTAATGAAAGACAACGTCCAACTCGCTGATTGGGTTCTTGCCCGCAACCAAGACTTGGGTTCCGAGCGGGCCTCATGGGACACGCACTGGCAGGAGTTGGCCGAGTATTTCTTACCGCGCAAGGCCGAGATCAGCGCCAAGCGCAGTGTGCCGGATTCTTCGCGCTACGATGTTTTGTTCGATACGAGCGCCGTCCAAGCCGCGGCCACGCTGGCTAATGGGCAGCTTGCCTACATCACGCCTGCCGACAGCCGGTGGTTTGTCTACGAGCCGCCCAAGGGTGTAATGAGCGACAAGGCCAAGCAGTGGTATGCCAAGTGTTCCGAGGCGACCCAGTTGCTTTTGGCCACCAGCAATCTCTACACCGAGATTCACGAACTTTACTACGACGACTCCGTCTTCGGCACCTACTGCATGTTTGTCGAAAGTGGCACCAGCCATCCGCTCGTGTTCCACAAGTTCGACATCGGCACCTACTCACTGGCCGAGAACGACGAGGGTCTGATTGACACCGTCTTTAGAGAGTTGGAACTAACCGTCCTGCAAGCCGCGGACAAGTTTGGCGAAGACAACCTTGCGCCTGCCATGCAGAAAAAACTGGCCGAGATCCGGCGCACCGGCAAGGGCGGCACCGTCAAGCATCGCTTTGTTCATGCTCTCTACAAGCGCGAGGACAACGACCGCGACCGCAACAAGGCCGACGGCCCGAACAAGCCTTGGGCCAGCGTCTACGTTGACCAGAGCAACAAGCATGTCTGCCGTAACTCCGGTTACGACGAGAAACCTTTCTTTGCGGGTAGGCATGTCAAAAGTCAGCAAGGCGTTTATGGCATCTCGCCCGCATGGATGGCGCTACCCGAAGCCCGCCAACTTAACTTTTTAGCCAAACAGCTTGACTCCCTCTCCGAGATCAAAGCGTTCCCTCGTCTCCTCATGCCCGCTACGCACGAAGGGGAAGTCGATTTGCGCTCTGGGGGCGTCACTTATTACGACCCGACGCAACCCAACGCTTTGCCGCAGGAGTGGGCCACCGCGGGCGACTATTCTATCGGACTCGACCGCGAGGCCCGCAAGACCAACGCGATCAACACCGCCATGCATGTGGACATGTTCCGCATGTTTGCCTCGATGGAGCGCACCAACATGACCGCGACCGAAGTGGCCGAGCGGGCCAGTGAGAAACTGGTGCAGTTTTCGCCCTCATTCACCCGCAAGACGACCGAACTGCTTTCGCCCATGCTGCGCGGAGTCTTTGGCATCTTGATTCGCAACGGCCACTTCCCCCCGCCGCCGCAGGACGCGATCCAAATGGACGCGATGGGCCAGCCTATGCTGCCGGAGCCGGAGGTCAGCTACGTCAGCAAGGTCGCGCTGGCCATCCGCGCCATGCACAACCTTTCCTTGGCAAGGACAATGGAGCGCAACGCGATCATCGCCCAAGTGCGCCCCGAAGTGCTGGACAACTTCAAGTGGGACGTCATCGCCCGCGAAACCGCCCGCAACGACGGACTGCCCGCCGACTGGCTGGCCGAAGAGGACGAGGTCGAGGAGGCCCGCGCCGCCCGCGCACAGGCTCAAGCGCAAATGCAGCAGCAGCAAGAGATGCTCACGATGGCCGAGGCCGCGGGCAAAGCCGGTAGCGTCAAGCAGGACAGCGCCCTTGGCCGGTTGATGAATCAAGCCACCGCATGACCACCGACAAAGAACTGGAGCGCAGCAAATCGCTTCAGCGCATCAACAACGCCTACCACCGCTGCTTTGACAGCGAAGATGGCCGCGTCGTCTTGGACAACCTCCGCGCCTACTTCCGCATGAACCGGCCCGCCTTTGAGCGCACGCTGGGACGCCCGTTTGATCCCATTGCCGCCGCGGTGCGGGACGGCCAGCGCGAGGTCATCCTTTTCATCGAACACAAACTTTCCCTGCCCGTCGTCGGAGATGCCGACGTCGAGCGTCCAACCACCGAAGTCCTCCGCTAAACGCGGTTTAGTCAAAACACAAACCAACACCACCATGATCGATGCAACCACCACCTCCGAAACCAGCACCACCGCGGACAGCGCCGCTGTTCCCGCGTCCACCGCACCCGCTGCTAACCTCAACACCGCAACGGAAGGGACACTCCTTTCCAGTGCGCCTGCCAGCGTTACCGACGCGCCAGCGCCCGCAGTAGCCGAAAAGCCCGAATGGGTTCCCGAAAAGTATTGGCGCAACGACAAGATCGACGTCGAGTCGATGGCCAAAGGGTTCAACGGGTTGGAGCAACTTTTGGGAAAGAAAGCCAACGCCATCGTTCCTCCCAGCGAGAAGTCCACGCCGGAGGAGGTTGCTGCCTACCGCAAGGCCATCGGCGTTCCCGAATCGCCCGAAGCCTACAACCTCAAGCCGGAGCAACTGCCGGAAGGGGTCACATGGGATGACAACGTGGCCAAAAAGGCCGCGGAACTTGCCTACAAGCACAACGTGCCTGCCGCCGCGATGCAGGAGTTCATGCGCTTCGACATGGAGCGGGCCGCGCTGATGAACCAAGCCGCCGCCCAGATGATCGAAACCCAACTGGAAACCGGACGCGCCGAACTCCAGAAGGTGTGGGGCGACAAGATGCCGGAAAAGATTGAATTGGCCCGCCGCGCCGCTGTGACTGCCGGAGTCGATCCGACCAGCCAAGGCTTTGTCGATCCGCAAGTGGTCAAGGCCATCGTCAACCTCGCGGAGAAGCTCTCCGACGACAAGCTGGTTGCCGGTGACCAAACCGGAGCGAGCAGCACCCGCGCCCGCGCCCGCGACATTATGACCAACCAATCCAACCCGCTTTACACCAAATACCAAGAAGGTGACGCGGAGGTGGTTGACCAAGTGCGCCGGATGCTGACCAGCGCCGGTTAAACGGTCATGGCCAACAAGACCAAGGGCTGGCAGAAGTTTCTGGCCTGCACATGCACCCACGGGTCAGAGGCCGATCCGAGGGCGCTCGACGCCATCTTGCGTCTGCGCGAAGCGTGGAAGCCGGACTTTGTCCTGCATCTGGGCGATGCCATCGATGCCCGCGCTTTGCGCTCCGGCGCTCGCAAGGACAGCGACAGCGCCGACCACGGGGCCGATCTGGCCGACGATCTGATGCAGGGACTGGCTTTCCTGCGCGAACTCAAGCCCGACGTCTTCCTTTTCGGCAACCATGAAAGTCGATTGACCGAACTGGCCCACAGTCCCAACGCGGTCTTATCCTACGCGGCCAGCAGCGTCCTGTCCCGCATTGAAGACGAGATGGGCAAGCTCAAGTGCCAGATCATTCCCTACGCGGGCGTCCACAAGAGCGGCATGTTCATGCTGGGCGACACCGGATTCACCCACGGGGCCATGTATAACGTGTCGGCGGCGCGGGACACCGCGGAAATGGTGGGCCATTCGGTGGTCATGGGCCACACCCACCGCGTGGCGATGGAGAGCGCCCGCATCCACAACAAGGCCATCGGCTACAACATCGGGTGCGGGATCAAGCTGGACATCGGGTATTCGGCCATCCGGCGGCAAACGCTGGGATGGCGACATGCCGCGTGTTTCGGGTCGTTCAATGGCACCAACTGCAACGTGAACATCGCGGTCTTCGATCCGCATTACGAACTCCCACTATGAAGACAACCAAAGCCGACAAACAACTGGCCCAATGGTGCCAAGCCCTTGCACAACCCACCACGCCGGTCGAGGAGGTGCCGGAGGGCTGGTATACAATCAAACAACTGGCCAAGGCCCGCGGACGCAGCGAGTGCATTACCAGCGAGCAAGTGCGCCGGATGATCGACCAAGGGATGTGCGAAAAGCGCAACTTCACCATCCGCCTCTCCGAGCGCGTCCGTCCCGTCCCGCACTACCGACTCAAATGAGCCGCCGCATCCCGACCAAACGTCTCGCCATCGATGGCAAACCGTGGCGGATCAAGATTCAGCGCCCACCGGCCCGCGTGACCCACGACGGGTTGTGCGTGAAGGACGACCGCACGATCTACATCCATCCCGACGCTATCAGTCACCGCGGCATCGAACTGGCCTGCCACGAACTGATCCACGCCCGCCTCTTCGACTTGGATGAGGAGTGCGTGGACGAGATCGGGCGTCTGGTTAGCGAAGTCTGTGGCTGGCTGGCGCGGCACAACGACGGAGTCATCGGGTGACCTTTGTCCCGCTACTCATCTGCACGCTCTGCTACGGCTGGACGGCGGTGGGGTTTTACATGCAGGACGACCGCCCCATGTGCGCGGTCTTCGTCGGCTACATGTTCAGCAACTTCGCGTTCCTCTACATCGCTCTTCTAAGCATGCGGTGAATTGTCACAAAGTGACAACTTTTGTTCAGAAAGCGAAGGCGTCGAAATGTCGTTAAGCGAGCAAGGTTAGCCAGCGTCTAACCAAACGCCGCAGGCTGAAGCGTCCCGCGGGACACTTCGGACTGACGCGCTCGACGTAGCCAACCGCTCCGTAGGGGCCGAAATACAGCCCCAGTTCATGGGATCGGTGCATAGTGTTTCTCCTTTCGTCCAAGACAGCAGAACGCAGCGAGCGGCGTGCCGCAATATTTTTTGACTAAACCCTTGCGCCACTTCCGGCGCAGCGCAATTCTCGCAAACAGTTAGGCAGACACCTCCTCGTTGAGCCTGCCCGACGGCAACCCAAGGCCGACGACCCGTCACGAACGGATACTCGGTAGCGCCGCGGGACAGAAACCAACAACAACCCGACCAGATCCGCACGACGCGGGTTTAGTCAAAACCAAAGGAGAAACAACTATGTCTGCTATTGCACAAATCCCGCAGTATTTCACGACGGAGTTCACCTCCAACTGGGAACACCTTCTTCAGCAGAAGGTTTCCAAGTTGCGTGAGTTCGTGTCCGTGGAGTCCGTTCGCGGCAAAGAAAAAACATTCAACCAAATGGCTGCGGTCGAAATGACCAAAATCACCGCCCGCGCCGCCGACACCAACATCAGCGATGTGGCCTTGGCCAAACGCTGGCTCCGTCCGTATCCCTACGAGCATGCCACCCTCTTTGACGAGTGGGATGCCGAGTATCTGGGTGAGGTCAGCCTGCCGCAGTCCGAGACGGTCAACAACCACGCGATGGCTTACCTTCGCACCTGCGACAAGGTCATCATCGACGCGGCGCTGGGTTCTGCCTACACGGGCGAAACCGGCGTCACCGCGACCGCTTTGCCCGCTGGGCAGAAGGTCGCCGTGGACTACGTCGAAACCGGCAGCACCGCCAACAGCGGTCTGACCATTGCAAAACTTCGCCAAGCCTCCTATCTGCTCAACGACGCAGAGGTGGACGACAGCGATCCTCGCATCATTGTGGTCAGCGCGAAGCAACTCCAAGATTTGCTTCGCACGACCGAGGTGATCAGCGCCGACTACAACAGCGTCAAGGCGCTGGTGCAGGGCCAACTCGACACCTTCATGGGCTTCAAGTTCCGCCGCGTGGCGTCGTCCTTGCTTCCCTACAACTCCAGCACTGGTGTTCGCACTTGCTTCGCCTACGTCCGCTCCGGCCTCAAATTGGCCGACGCCGGTCGCAAGGTGCATGTGGACATCCGCGCCGACAAGTCGCACTCCCTGCAAATCCGCACGGTGGCGAGCCTTGGCGCGACCCGCATGGAAGAGAAGAAGGTCGTCGAAATCGCAGCCGACGAGGTTCTCTAATCAACAACAACCAACCATAGGAGAATCATAATATGGCTACGTTCTACACCGACATCGCTCCCGAAAATCTGGAGCTTAACGTCCGCAACCGCGTGGACGGCGACCTTGTCAAAGGCAACGTCGTTTACGCGCAAGCGACCTACACATGCAATGGCACGGAAGCGGCGACCGGCGACAGCATCAACATTGCTGTTCTGCCCGTTGGCGCGATCCCGCTGCCCGAACTCTGGCGCGTCTCTAACGAGGCGTCCTTGGGCGGTTCCGCGGTTGCCATCTCCACGATTGGGGATGCTTCCGACGCCGACCGTTACAGCGCGACTTCGATCTCGCTGAACAGTTCGACCGCAGGCTCCGCGGCAGTCACTGCCGCTGTGGCGACGAGCGTGCTTCCGCGCTACGTCATCACCGCCGACACCCGCACAGTGACGGCGGCGTTCGCCCGCACCAACGCGGTCACCGCCGGTAAGAAGATTGCCTTCTTGCTCGCGTTCCGCATGCCGTAAGGCACTCACAGCCGCTGGCAGACCGGCTTCAATAGTCTGCCACCTTTTTCTAACTTTCATGGCCGACGAAACATCAATTTGTAATCTGGCGCTGGCCAAACTGGGCATCAGCCCGATCATGGCGCTGACCGACGACAGCAAGCAGGCCCAGTTTTGCAATCGTTTCTTCGCCCAGACCCGCGACGAAGTCCTACAAGGGCATCGCTGGAACTTCGCCATGCGCCGCGCCGCGCTCAACAAGCTGGCCACCGCCCCGCAGAGCGAATGGGAGAGCGCCTACCAGTTGCCGGTCGATTGCCTGCGCGTCGTCCAACTGAATGGCTACGAACCCAACGAAAGGATGGGGGAGTTTGCCGTTGAGGCCGACCAACTTCTCACCAACGCCGAGGAGGCCAACATCCGGTATGTGGGTCGCGTCGAGGACGGATCGTTCTACCACCCGCTCTTTGTTCATGCGCTCGCCACCATGCTGGCCTCGCGCTTGGCAGGCCCGCTGACCGGAAGCCGCAACATGCCGCAGGAACTGCTGCAAGAATACGAAGCCATCACCGGCCCCAAAGCGAGAATGGCCGACGCCTTTGAAGAGCGTTTGCGCCGCAAAATGCCGTGGACGAACAGCGACCTTGTCGCCGCCCGCTACACCAAGTTTCCCAGCAGCCAATAGGTCATGGCCAATCTCCTCGTCACCGCCCTCAATGCAGGCGAGTTGAGTCCTTACATGGACGCCCGCACGGACGTCCAAAAATACCGCAGCGGATGCCGCACGCTGGAGAACATGGTCGTCCTGCCCTACGGAGGCGTCTACCGCCGCGCTGGCACCGAATACTTGGGCGAGGCCAAGAACGCCAACCAGCGGTGCCGCTTGATCGGTTTTAACTTTTCCGTGACCACCCGCTTTGTTTTGGAGTTTGGCCACCAATACATCCGGTTTTGGGGTAACGACTCACAAGTGCTTTCCGGCGGCTCGCCCTTGGAAGTGGCCAGTCCTTACCAAGAAAGCGAACTGCGCGAACTGCAATACGTTCAAGTCAACGACATCATGTATATCGCGCACGCCAACCACGCGCCGCGCAAGCTGACCCGCGTGAGCGACACGAACTGGACGCTGACCACCGTGGCGTGGAGCTATCCGCCGCTTCTCGACCAGAACCTCACGACCACCACCATTGCCTCCTCCGCAGCCTCTGGCAGCGCCACGTTGACCGCCAGCGCGTCTGTTTTCCAAGCGGGCCATGTGGGTAGCCAGTGGGCTATCCAGTGGCCGCGCAACAGCGGGGCGATTACGACGACCATCGATGCTAACAAGACAACGACCGACACCTTGGACATTCAAGGCTCTTGGACGCTGACCACGGTTGGCACATGGATCGGCACCGTGCGCCTGCTTCGCATTCCGCAAAAGGAAATGGATGAGGACGGCGGCAGCGGATTCACTGCCTACGAAGTGGTGCGGGAGTTCAACTCGCTGACCACCGCCCGCAACTTTACCGCCACCGGCACCGAGGACGAGCGCGTCGGACTCAAGCTGCAAGTCCTCAACTATTCTTCCAACACCAGCGCCCGCGTCTTCCTTGAAAGCACCGACTTTAACAGCGGCGGCACCGTCACGATCAACAGCGTGGCCAGCGGCACCAGCGCCGGAGCCACGGTCAACAAGTGGCTGGGATCAGTCATCACCGGAACCACCCAGTGGAGCGAGGCCGCGTTCTCCGCGGTGCGCGGCTACCCGCGGGCCGTCGCCATCCACGAACAGCGCCTTTGCTTCGGCGGCACCTCCCACCAGCCCAACACCGTTTGGTGCAGCAAGGTCGATGACTTTGAAAACTTCCAACTGGGAGTTGGCGCGGACGACGGGCTGCAATTCACCGTGGCTTCCTCCGAAGGCAACCGCATCGAATGGATGTTCAGCCAGAAGCGCCTTATGCTGGGAACCAGCGGCGACGAGTGGACAATTGGCGGGGCCAATAGCGGCGAAGCGTTCAGTTCGACCAACGTGCAGGCCCAGAAGCAAAGCAGCTTCGGATCGAAGACCATGCGGGCCATCCTGCTTAACGACGTCCTGCTCTTCGTCCAGCGCCGCGGACGCAAAGTGCGGGAACTGACCTATAACTTTGAGCGCGACGGATGGGTTGCGCCGGATCTGACTGTTCTGTCCGAGCATGTGACCCAAGGCGAACTGGTCGAATTGGCCTTCCAGCAGCAGCCCGACGCCATCCTCTGGGCGGTGCGGGGCGATGGCCAACTGGTGGGCATGTCCTACGAGCGCGACCAAGAGGTTGTCGCATGGCACCGGCACACCACCGACGGGGAATTTGAGTCCGTCGCCACCGTCTACGGACTCTCCGGCGCGGACGACGAGGTCTGGCTGGTGGTCAAGCGCACGATTAACGGGCAGACCAAACGCTACATCGAACGCTTCAAGGCCGACAACCGCGCCAAGTTTGAGGCCCAGACCAAGGACGACTGGTGGTATCTCGACTGTGCCAAACGCTATTCCGGCACCGCCACAGCCACCATCACCGGACTTTCCCACTTGGAAGGCAAAACGGTCAGCGTCTTGGCCAACGGGGCCGTCCAGCCCGACGAGACGGTCGCCAGCGGTCAGGTCACCCTCGACAAGACCTACACCAAGGTTCTGGCCGGTCTGCCCTACACCTCGACGATTTTGCCTATGAAGTTCGACTTTGATCTGCGCGACGGCCCGACCCGCGGACGCAAGAAGCGCATCAACCGCGTGGAGGTCAGCCTGTTCAAGTCCTTGGCAGGGGAGGCCAGCACCAACGGCACCGAATGGCTCTGGATCTACCCGCGGGACTTCGATGACCCAATGGACGCCAGCCCGCCGCCCTTTTCCGGCGATGCCGAGGTTGTCGTCGCGGGCGACTATTCCGACGACAGCGACATCTATCTCCGCCAGCGCCTGCCTTACCCGTTCACCGTCCGCGCCCTTGTCGTAAAGCTCGACGCATACGGGGATTGACAATAGTGTGATTTGACTAAACCCATGAGCCAGCCCGTTCTTCAACTTCGCATGTTCGATCCTTCCAAGGACTATGACATGGTCGCCGGATGGTGGAAGGGTCACGGATGGAATCCGGTGCCGCCTTTCTTCCTGCCCAAGCTGGGTGTGGTCGCCTGCTGGGCCGAGGGCGAGAAGACCGAGGACGCCGCCGCGGCATGGCTCTACATGGACAACTCCGCTCCGGTTTGCTGGCTGGAGTATATGGTGAGCAATCCCGAAGCCAACGCGGGCCGCGCTGTCAAAGCTCTGCGCCACTTGGATGCCTTTCTAACCGGCGAGGCCAAGGCCACCGGCTACGTCGTGATGATGACCACATGCAGGCAGGATTCGCTGGTCAAGTTCCACGAAAAGAACGGCTTTAAGAAAACCGACGAGGACGTCACCCACCTCGTCAAAGTCATCGAATAACATGGCCGTAGGAACCACCACCGCAGTTATGGCCGGAATTGCCATTGCCGGAACCCTTGCTTCCGCAGGCATGTCCTACTACGGCCAGCAGCAGCAAGCCGCTTCTGCCGAGCGCCTCGCCAACTACAACTACCAAGTTCAGTTGCAGCAGGCGCAGATGCAGGCGCAGATGCAAAAGGTCGCTGCCGAGCAGCAATACCAAGCGGGCATGCAGAACGCCACCGCGATGCAGAACGAAGGACTGCGCGTGGAACAAGAGGCCCGCGAACGCGCCAAGCGTATGCGGGTAGAAAACGAACGCCTCTTGGGCCAGCAGCGGGCGCAATTCGGCAAGGCAGGCGTGACCAGCGCCGGTTCTCCCTTGGCCGTCATGGCCGAGTCTGCCGGATTGATGGAACTCGCCGTGGGCGATGAACTCTACAAGGCTGACATGGAGCGCAGCGCCTACTTCCGCAAGGCCGAGGTCGAGAAGTGGCAGGCCGGATACTCTTTGGTCGATAAAGCCGCCGCCGACTACAACGCGGCCAGCGCGTCCTTCCGCGCCCAGCCGATCCTCTTGGAAGGCCAGAACACCGCCAGCGCCCTGCGCGTCAATAGCTACGGGTCGCTGATCTCCGGCGTCTCTCAAGCGGCGAGCATTGGCAGCAACTTCAATTTCCGCGGAACTAAAGGAGGCACAGCAGCGTAATGGCCAACATCCCGCTCGTCCAAATCCCCAACGCCCCGCAGACCGGATCAACCGCCGTGCCGCTGCCGGTGGGGGCCATTCGCACGCCCGACGTCGAACTGATGGGCATGATCGACGACGCCAGCTACATGGCCGTGGGCCGCGCCTACGAGAACCTTGGCAACGCCGGTCAGCAAGCGGCCAATGTGCTGGGCGACTTTTCGCTGTCAATGGCCCGCGCCAGCGACGAGGCCAACCTTGCCGCCGCCGACCGAATCAAGACGGACATGGTTTCCAAGTTCGACGCCGAGGTCGCCACCAAGCCGGAGAGCGAATGGAACAGCATCTGGGAAAACAACTACGCGCCCAAGCTGCGCGACCAAGTGTCGTCCCTCAAGATGACCACCCGCGACGGACTCAACCGGCGCGACACTTGGCTGGCCAACACCGAGAACGGGATCAAGGCGCAAGTCTATACCAGCGCCAACAAGGCTATCGTCCAGCGCGGCAAGCAGGAGATCACCAACTACATTGACCGCGCTATGGGTGAAGGCCGCTACGAGGACGCGATGGCCGGATACAAGCGCGGGGCTACCGCGGGCTTTTGGACGCCGGAGGACGCCGAGGCGGGTATGATCAAGATCGAGGAGGAGCAGAAGGTTTCCACCATGACTCAAGCCATCCAGCAAAACCCAGCTTATTGGCGCAAACGATTGGCTACTTATCAAAAGGAGGGCAAGAACCCCGACAAGCTGCGACCCGAACAGGTGCTGCAATTCCGGCGCATGGCCGAGGGCAACCACGCGCAAGTGGTGGACGACCTCACTAACGAAATGCTCAACCGGCTGGAAACCGACAGCGCCGCCATCACCAACGACCAGATCGAAGAATTTTACAACCGGCCCGACGTCGATGCGCCGCGGGAACTCATCAACAAGATGAAGGAATACCGCGACTTCAAGTATGCCGACACACCGGAAGGCCAAGCCGAACAAGCCACAAAGTTCAGCGACCTCTGGCAGAAAATCTTTTCCTACAACGCGGAGAAGGACATCAGCATGGCTGATCCCGACACGCACAAGCGCGAATACCAGCGCCTCATCAGCGAGATCGTGACGACCGCGCCGGAGGGCCAGCGCAAGCCTTTCATGGACACGCTCGACGGCATGGTTTCGCAGGCCAACCAAGGGCAGAAATCGCGCACCGACGAGATCACCAGAAACCTCATCAACCAAACCAGCAAGTTGGCCGAGTGGGGCCAGTTTGGCGATGCGGGCAAATGGAAGAAAGAGGAGCGCGGCGACGTCACTGTGACCAAACCGCAGGACGTCAATGCGTGGCTCAACGTGCAGACCAAACGTGAGAAGGCCATCAACGAGATCCGCAGCATGATGCGCGAAAATCCCGACCTCACCATTGAGCAGGCGCAGGAGCGATTCAAAGGCATCGTCGAGCCATACCTTGATCCGGCGGCTTCGTTTATGAACAAGCCCGAAGAGGAGGATGGTTGGTGGAAGTCCATCATGGACGTCGCCACTTGGGCCGACTTCGCCATGAACCCGACGGCCAACAACCCGAATGTGATGACCGCCGGTCTGGGCTTCCGCGGCTTCGGCGGGTCGCCTATGGACGGACTGCAAGACGCCGACGAACCGCTTCCTCCGGTGCAAGGCATGCCGCCCGCGCCCTCCTCCGAGAATTTCAGCGTGTCGAACCTCCCTCCGGCCAAGCAACCCATCGCGGGCCAGATTGCCAGCATGGCCGAGGCCGAAGGCTTGGGCCAATACACACCGCATCTCATGCTGCTCGTCGCGCAGGAGAGCAACTTCAACCCCGACCAGACGATCAGCACTTCGTCGGCCCGCGGACTCTTCCAGCTTCTCAACGCCGACCGCAAACGCTTTGGCGGCGACAGTAGTCTCGACGGCCAGATCCGCGCCGGTTTAGCCAAAACCAAGGAGAACATCAACGCCGCCCGCCGCGCCCTTGGCCGCGACCCCGACCCCTTTGAACTCTATGTCGTCCACTACCAAGGCATCGGCGCTGGGCCTGCCATCCTCAAAAACCCCGACGGTGACTTCCGCCAGACGCTCGACGCCACCGGAGGCAAGGGCCACGCCGCCCGCGTGATCCGCGCCAACAAGTGGCTGGCTGATATTCAAACCAACCAAGACTTCATGGATTGGGTGCGCGAGCGCCTGTCCAAGAAAGCCGCGGCCCTTGGCATGGCATGAGTATTTCCTTCGCCGCCACCCCGCAGTCCAAGGAAGCCCAGCAGGCGCGGACTTACACCGACCCCAGCGCCGGAGCGCCTCCGAGCCGCCGCAGCGGCTACAACGCGCCCTACGTCGATCTGGGCCACTGGAACAAGGTCTTCACCGACCAGAACTACTTCGACACCATCGCCAAACAGAAAGGCATGACCGAGGGCGCAAAGGTCAGCCTGCATGGCGACGACTACGTCTACCGGCAAGCGATGATCGGCTACTTGGCCGACACCCGCAAGGTGCCGCTCGACGACATGCGGTCGATTTTCGATGCGGAGAAAGACGGCTTTGCCAAAAAGGTTCTGGGCAAGCAGACGGCCAGCGCCCGCGAAATGTTTGACTGGCAGAAGGGTCAATTTGAGCGCGACAACGAGAAGCAGGCCGCGGCTCGCATGATCGAAGAAAGCGTCATGCGCCGAAGCTTGGAAGATGCGTTTTCCGGCGGCGACACCCCGTTTGTCGAAAGCGTGGCCAAGGACATTGAAGCGGCGGGCGATTTGTTTGACGAAGAAGAAAAGTCGCGTCTGTGGGAAAAGGCCGAGCAACTCGACAAGCAGATCCGCGCCTCGCAGGCGCAGTTTGCACCGGAGGCCCGCTACATCTTTAACGCCTTGCGCCAATACAGCGGCGAGTCCGCGGGCTTCGGTGCGCCGGAAATGGCCGACCTTGCGGGCCGCTTGGCCAAGCTACCCACCAACCAGCGCCGAGCCATCATGCAACTGGCGGGAAGTTTCGGGCAGCTTCAGCAGATCGACAAAGGCTTTTGGTATCAAATGGCTGAATCCATTGGCCGCGGCACAACCGATTTTAGCGAGCGCATCCCGCGAAACACCAAAGAGCAAACCCTCCGCGGCAACTTGCGTCTGCTGAAAAGCGAACAGCCGGTTTTCAAAGGCGTCGGCTTGGATGGTGCGGTCGCCTACAGTGCGGCGGGCGAAACGCCCATCACGCCGGAGGAGCGCGAGCAGGCCATCCAAGACGCCGAACAACAAGTTGGCGTCCTTATGGTTCAGCGCGAACTGCGCGAACTGGCCGAAACCCAGATCGATCCCATCAAGACCGTCACTTTCCTGCCGGAGATCGTCGAAGAGGGTTTATACGGCGCAGCCCGTAGTATTCCCTACACAGCAGCAGCCGCCGTTCCGTTTGTTGGAATTCCCGCGGTCGCCGCCGCGCTCTACAGCCAATTCTACGACCAGATGATGGTCGAATACCCCGACGCCGATCCCGACCAAGTGTCCATTGTCGCCGCGTTAGGTGCGCCCATTTCCGCTGGGCTGGAGCGTCTCAAGCTCAACACCATCATGGGACGCTTGCCGGTCTTCGGCAAACTGGTCGAAAGGTTTATCCATCCCAACCAGAAAAACGTCTACCGCATCATGCTTCGCGGGGGCGGCATGGTTGCCGAGCAGAATGTGCAGGAGTTTGCACAAGAGCGTGTCTATCCCATCGGCCAGACCATCGCCGCGGCACTGGGCGCGGACATGCCGTCCTTTGACTGGGAAAGGTGGTATGCCGGTCTGGGGCGCGAACTTGGCGTCCAGTTCGTGGCCCTTTTGCCGCTCTCCCTTATGGGCATGGGCGCGTTGTCCTACCGCGAGATCAAGCGCGGCGAGAACTACCTCAAGAGCAAGGCTGATTTGGAGAAGATGGGCTACAGCCCCGAACAAATCGACCGCATCACCGGAGCCGAGAGCGCCGAAGCCGCCCAAGCCGCACTGGTCGAGGAACACGCCAAGCGCGACCCGAAGCTGGTCAAAGCCGCCGCCCAGCGCATCGTGGACGAATCCATCGCCTTGCGCGAAAAGGCCAATCCCGCCGCCCTGCCGCGTCTGGAAAAACAGGGGGCCGACTACGTTGTCCTCTCGCCGGAGGGCAAGGAACTGGCCCGCACGACCGACCAGACCGCCGCCGAGCAGGCACTGGTTTCTGCCCGCCGCGAGACAGTGCAGCGCGAGATGCGCGATGTTCATACCGGCATTAACGAAGCCGTCGCCTTTATCCAGAAGGTCAACGAGGCCCGCCAGCGCGGGCAGGACATTGCCAAAGTCATCCGCGAGGAAGCGCCGCGCACGCTGCTCACCGACTACGAGGCGAACCCCACGCAGGAAAACCTCGACCGGCTTTTTGAGACTGTCCGCGCCTTCGGGCAGGACATCAACGAACCCGCCGAACTCGCCAACTTCCCCGTCACCGGAAGCAACCAAGGCGCACTGCGCGAAGGCATCTGGCGCTCCATCATCCGCATCAACGAGGGCGCGGACGGCACCATCGTCATGCGCGAGTTCGCCCAAGACAACCTCAAGCGGGCCATTGCCGAGGGGCGCACCACGCTGGATTTCGTCCGTCAGCAACTCAACGACATCCTGCCGCAGATCGACAGCGACCGGATGGAGCGCAAGCTACGCACGGAAACGGACACCGACGTCATCGAAGCCTTCTCCGACATCGCCGTGGCCTACTTCCGCGGGAGCATCCGCGATGAGCAAATCCCCGCGGGGCTGCGAGGCATCATGCGCCGGTTGGCCATCTTCACCCGCGACATCTTCCGCCGCGCCTACAACCTCGCCCGCCTCCGCGCCGAAGGGAAACTCGACCGCGACTTTGAAGCACTCTTGGCCGAAGCCGTCGGCGTTGACCAGCAGGCACTGGTAGACCGCGCCCGCGAGCGGACAGAGCAAGAGGTTGCGCCGGAGGTGGCGAATTATTCGATTGCGCTCAACCCGTCAGTCGAGCGTGCGCTGCAAGGCGTTTCAATAGGCGTCGTTCCGGCGTCACTGGTCGCCGTCCCAGAAACCAAGCCTATCCCCGAAGGCATGATGCGCCGGTTCCATGTGACCGACTTGAGCATGGTGCCGGAGATTTTGCAAAGCGGCCTCATGTGGGAGCGTGGCCGCGGAATCGAAGGCCCGAAGGCTTTGTATAGCTGGGACGATTATCGTTCCGCCTACAGCTACGCCCACGCGCTATCACCCGACGTCAATGTCGCCATCATCGAACACTACGCCAGTCCCGACGACTACCGCGACAATCCGGTGGCCACTCGCAACAACGTGCCGCCGTCGCAGTTTCTCGCCATTCATACACCGGCCACCGACGTCATATTCAACGCGCTCAACGACCTTGATACGCAAGAGCGGTTTGACTACTTGCGAAACATCGCAAACACCAACGAGGGTTTGCGCCAGCAATCGCAAAGCTACGCCGATGCGCTCGACGCGGTATTAGAAGTTGGCAAACAATTGGATGCCGCGGGCGGGTTGCAAAACTACTCCATCGTCCGCTCCGTCGATCACTACAGGAACGACACGCGCTTCGACAAGTTGGTCAAGGACGGACGAGTGTTCACTGGCGTGGACGTCAACGACTTTACCGACATGCACATCCTGCTGCACTCGCCGGATAACGCCTTTGCCGGAACGATCCAGTTGATCGACGGCGGTCAGATTGATGGCAAGGGTGGCGTTTACTATCCGGCGTTGTATGCCGACAAAAACTACTTCTGGGCGTCCACCGAAGCAATGGTCATGCGGACGGCCAACCACCTCAACGAGATCGGGGCGAAGAACGGCGGCAGGATTCTCATGGGCCTTGTCTCCGCGCCGGTCGAGAAGCTGTTCTCCTCGACATCGATGGCCACCGGAGTGGTCAAGTTTCTTAACGCGCTGACGACCGACCCGCGGGCGGGCCTACGAAAGAGTGACCTCAACGCCATGCTGGTCGCCGCCAGCAAGGTGGAGGTCGTCGTCCCGACCAAGACCAAGGAGACAAAGAAGACCTTTCGCACCAAGCTCAAGGCCAGCGACAGCTACGCGACAAACTTTGCGAAGATCGACGCGCTGCTGGAACCGACCGGCTCCATCTTCCAAGTCCGCAAGGCGTTTGTGGAATCGCTGGCCGAGCAGATCGCCAAGCACCTCAACGCCAAGCCGGAGAGCGCCAAGTATGTTGCGGGCATTCTGGCCGACGCCGAGAACAAGCACGCGAAGAACACTATCAAGCGCGGCACGCTATCCAAGGCGTCCGTTTTGCAAGGGCTGGGCAACATGCTCACCGAACCGTTCCTGCGCGACTTCCAAGAGCATGGCAGCGGCAAGATTTACGCCATCGTCGAAGTTCAAGGCGAGGTCAAGGGCATCGCTACAACGGAGCATGAATCGTATCCGGCGACCATCGTGCCGGTGGACAAAAAGTCAAAGGTCAAGCTGCACGTTCTCAAAGAAGCTGTCGATTGGCAGGACGTCGTCGGCAAGGAGACGGGGCAATACGCCACGCCGCAGGAGCGTCTCAACTTGCTGCCAACCTCCGGCATGTCCTCCACCTCTCTCAAAGTGCTGGGCGTCAAGGCGGGCAGCAGTGCGAATTTGCTGAACTACTCCATCGCATCCAAAAACTCACTGCGCGTCCGCATGACGCGACAGGCGCTGACCGACGCCGCGCTCGCGCAAGACTCATGGAAGGACTGGTATGAGGAACACCAAGCCGTCTTGGACGAGTTCTTTGGCGACCACGCGCAGTTGTTCCAAGACATCCTTTCGATCACCTCGCAAGCCGCCAGCGTCAAAGCCAATGTGGGCCTCGCGCTTCGGGCCTTTGGTCTGTATGTCCGCGGCGAACCGTTTGACGGCATGCTGCGCGGCGAAGAAAAGCGCGGCTTCCTTCCGGCGGTCATCAAGAATCTGGAGCGCCACCGCGAAAACGACCAGTTGCAAGGCCAGAAGATTCGCGCCTACAAGGCCAGCAACGACGGCGAGGTGGATCAAGCCGTAGTTGACCGGCACATTGCCCAGCTTATATTTGGGGTGAAATCACCGTCGAAAGCGCAGTTTGCCAAGGCGCAAAAAATACTTTCTGAAATCGCCAATGAAATCGGATGGACGCCACGACAAGTCCAAGCCGCGCTCTGGGCGCACTCAATCTACAAATCCGGCAAAACACCAGAATCCTATGGAGACTATCTCAAAAAACTTGAATCAAGAGGAACTATCGAACAGCGAATTGGCGACATTGGCCGTCGAGGCGCAGGCGGCGATGCAGATGGTGGAGGACGGGGCCGTTATGCTCCAGATGGCGCAGCAGAAGGCGCAGGAGTAGACAACTACTCCATCTCCACGCAAGGCGAAATCGACCGCGTCGGCGCGGCGTTGAACCGGCTCGACCGCGACCCTCTGGAGCGCGTCAAAATCTACGAGAAGGCGCAGGAGAAATTCCTCCGCGTCATGGCCGACAACCGCGACATGCTCGCCGGTATGCAGGACGGCGACCTCGCGCAAATGCGCCGCACGCAAATCCTGCAAGCCTTGGGCGAACTCGACGGCATCATTTCGGTGCTGCCGCAGGAAGTCCGCAGCAAGATCGGCGGCTACACGCAACTGGCCAAGGTCGATCCTATGGACGTCTTCAAGGGCGACCAGAAAGTCAGCGAAGTCCGCGGCATGTCCGGTGCCATTATCTCCGCGTGGATGCGCGAGGGTCTGAACATTGGCGAGGCGCAGAAAAAGACGGCGCTGCCCGACGGCTACCGCGCCGAGCGCAACCTCGACCCGACCCGCGCCGACCGCGCCATTGCCGACGTCTTTATCCAACGCATCAACCGGATCAACGAGGCACTGGAGAAGTTCCTGCGCGACGAATACAACGACGCCGCGGTCGAACTTTTCAAGCGGGCCAAGCCGCAGCGCAGCGGGGCAGGGGAGAAACCCAAGGGCAAGCTGGGCGCGGACGTCCACGATCTGTTCGACAAGCTCAAGGAGGCCACCGAGTGGAGCGCCGAGGAGGCGCAAGCGTATGCCGACGGCCAGTGGGCGCGGATCGAAAACGGCGAACTCAACCCCTACGAGGAAACCCACGCCATGATGGCCGCGCAGATGGTGCCGCTCTTTGCCGACTGGGCCAACGCCGACAGCAGTCAACGCGCCGCCGCGGTCACGATGGGCAAGGACGTCCTCAATCGCGCCTACAAGGGCGAGCAGCAGCGCATCATCGCCCAACGCACCAAGCGGGGCTACGACCGCACCGATTTGTCCAAGGATGCCGGAGTATCCGCGGAGGACGACAAGGCCCGCCAAGACGCCCTCAAGCGCGAGAATAGCCTGCCATCGAAGTGGGAGAGCGCCATGCTCAACCTCCTCAACTTCGACCAAGTCCTGCGCTACGTTTTTGGCAACGACAGCAAGATTGCCCGCCAGATCAGCGACCGGCAGCGCAAGGCCGACAATGCCAAGAGCGACGACATTGCCGCGCTTTCCGACGAGTGGGCCGCGTTCCTCTCCGAACTGGGCGGCGGCGAGATGCAGGGGCAGCAGTTGCTTTTTGAACTTTCGCGCATGGACGAGCAGATCGACGGCGTCTCCTACAGCCAGAACCAACTCATCGCCATCAGCATGATGTGGATGCAGCCGAAGGGTCGCCAGCACATGGAGGGATTCATGGACAGCGACGGCCAACCCGCGGGCAAGTGGCACTACAACCAAGACTTCGTCAACAAAGCCGAGAAGCTCCTGCGCGGTGAGGCCAAGGCCATCCGGCAATACCTCCTCGACAAATACGACGCGGAATACGAGGCCATCAACAAGGTCTACCGCAAGGTCTACGGACTCAATCTTCCGAAAAACCAGTTCTACTCGCCGCTCGTCGTCGAGAGCATCCGCGCTCCCGCGCAGGCGGGCATCGATCCGGTGACCGGCGGCGTCTTTGCCGCGGGGGCCAACTCGCCCAGCGCCCTCCGTTCCCGCGGCGGGGCCATCGCCCAGCCGGTCTTCCGCGATGCGGTGCAGACCTACTTCGGCCACATGCTCCAAATGGCCCACTGGAAAGCCTACGCCGAGTTCAACGGCGAAGTCTCCGCGCTCTTGGGCCACCGCGACACCCGCAACGTGGTCAAGGGCAAGGCCGGTGAGCAGGCCGCGACAGTGATGAACAACTGGCTCCAATACTTCCAGCAGGGCGGCAACAAGGACGCGGCGAACCATCTGGCCATCAACCAGTGGATCAACCGGATGACCGGCAACTTTGCCGTCATCGCGCTTTTCGGGCGCATCTCGACCTTGGCTTTGCAAGTCACCCAGCTTGGCGCGGCGTCGGCCAAGATGCCGGTGGGCGCTTACCTCTCGCGCTTTGGCAAACTCATGTCTGGTCGCCTTGGGTGGACGACCGCGCTCGACAGCGACTACATCCAGCGCCGGATCAAAGACATGCCGCCCGCGGTCGCCTTGGCCATGCAGGGATTGCGGGCCGACAAGCCCAGCCAGATCCGCAACGCCTCCCGCTGGCTGGGGCAGCATTTGAGCGGGTTTGACGGATTCTTCACCGCAGGCACCTACGCCATCGTCTACGACTACCAGCTATCCCAAGCCCGCCAGAACGGCATGGGCGGGCAGGAGGCCGCGGACTACGCCCGCGAGGCCACCGAGCGCATCGTGGACGAGATCGCCCAGCCCACGCGGGCCGGTGCGCGTTCGATCTACGAACTCAACTCGACCAACCCTGTGGCGCGGGCCGTCTGGGCCTTCTCCTCCGAGTCGCGTAAAAACATGGGCCTGCTCATGTATAGCGGAGCCAAGGGCGGCGGGCGCAACTTTGGCAAGGCGCTCACCTACGTTTTGCTGCTCAATGGTCTGGTGGGCATTGTCATCCGCAACGCTTTCCGCGATATGCGCGACGAGGACGACGAGGAAATCTTCGACGAGAAAAACTGGGGCTGGAAACGTCTGGCCGCGCAGTTCATCAGCGACCCGATCTACGGTATCCCCGTGGTGGGCGAGACAATCGAAAGCGGCGTCTACGCGGCATTTAGCGTCTACCAACCCTCCGGCCCCGTCTTCGATGTGACCCGCGGAATCCCCGCAGCCAAGCGATTGGGCTACGATCACCCAATGGCAATGCTGGAGGGCGAAGCCGAGTTCCGCGACATCGTGGTCGACGTCAACCGCGTCCTCGCCGCCGCCGGACTTTTCAACGGCACCATCGCCGGAGCCGCATCCATCAGCAACTTGGCCAAGGACGTCTTTGAGGTAGGCGACAACGTCTTTAGCGGCGAGCAATAAACTATTGCGCCACCATGCACCCGAAGGTTTAGTCAAATCACTAACATGGCCGTTCAGTCCGACACATCTTCCATTAGCTACACCGGCAATAACTCGACCACGACGAGTTATGCCGTCCCGTTTGTCTTTTTGGAAAACGCCCACCTCAAGGCCATCGCCAAGACCAACGCCGGAGTCGAAAGCGTCGTCACGCTGACCAACCACACCGGAGCCGGTAACGTCAACGGCGGCACTGTCCGCACTTCCGTCGCCATCCCCGCGACCAGCACGCTCACCATCTACCGCGACGTCCCGATCACCCAGACGACCACCTACGCCGAAGGCGGCGATTTCCCCGCGGCAAGCCATGAGCGTGCGCTCGACAAGCTCACCCAGATTTCCCAACAAAACGCCCGCAAACTTGGCAGCGCCCTCCGGCTTTCGGAGGCCAACCAGATCGGAGAACTCAACCCCCCGCTGACCAACCAGCAGCACATTCTTTCCAGCGTTGGCGGTGCCGCGCCGTCGTGGCAGGCACTGCCCTCGCTCTCCATTGGCCCCGTCATCGCCACCGGATCAACCACTGCCCGCAGCGCCCAAGACCGCTTTTCCGACACCATCAACGTCAAAGACTTTGGCGCCGTGGGTGATGGAGTCAATAATGATGAGCCGGCATTTTCCGATGCAATTTTGGCAGCATTAGGATCAGACACTCTTGATAATAGTTACGGAATTACATTTCCGCTTTGCGTAAAGATTTATGTCCCCGCAGGCACATATCTTCTCCAATCATTAGTAAATAATCACGGCAAAGATGTAACATACATTTTGGATCATGGTGCAAGTTTTTTGCCAACGGCTCCGTTGGCATACACGGGAACGTCTCGACTTAATGGCAGGGTTGTTAGGGCCGGATTGCATTTTTCAGCCAATCATTTCGGCACAAAGGACAAAGCCGTGACCCTGTCTTTGCGCGGCCATCCGGCAGAGTCGTATGATGAGGGCGCTTTTGTTAATGGATTTGCTGATGCGTTTCAAATTGCTGATTTTGAAGATAGGGACTCTTGCACATTGTTTTGTGACAACCGCAACGCCGCGCCATCAATAACTGTTGCCAGCGCAAACTTCACGGCAACAACAATAGTTCCCGCCGTTCCGCTAACAACAGAACAATTAAAGTTGCTTCGCGTAGGCATGGTTATTGATACCAAACACACGCCGAAATACTCCGGATTTATTACATCGTGGTCATCCAACGGAAGCAGCGTCACTGTAAGCGGCTGGTTTCAGATTGGAAACCAAAGCCTCGGACAGGTGCCATCAAGCGGAGTTGGTGCGTTATTCAATAATTTCACGAAAGTATTTTCTCAAAACAACATTGTATGGATGGATCGCGGCGTTGACAAAGCGCCTCAGTGCGCTGGGTTTGAAATGGGGCTATGGAATTTCCGCGGCAGTCCAAGCAACACAGACCCGACAGGTGAATACAATACAAACTATTTATGGGGGTTTGACGCAAGCGCCGCCGGAAGGCATCCATCCACCGCGGGATTTCTCACGCGCGGTCAGTTTCAGCAGGCATTCCATTCTTTGCCGCGAAGCATGGAAAAAACAATCGGGCAGCCGTATAGCAGGACAACTACCGTCGTGACGGTAACAACAACGGATCACGGGCTTGCCTCAAATGATATTGTTATAATCTCTTCGGCAACAGATGCGGGCATCAATGGCTATGCTGCCATAAGCGTTACGGGGCCGAACACATTTACATTTAACACCGCATCAACTGGCGCAAGCAGCGGAACGCTTTCTTGGGAGTCGGGCGACTATTCACAAATTGGGTTTTTATACGAGGGCAATGGCACAGGTTTTAGGTTTCAAAACATAACGAATAACGAGGGAAAGGCTTTTGTTGTAAACAATCAAACAGCAGTTGTAGCTCAAATCTGGGGAACCGGATTGATTGAATCGAAAAAGGGTATAGCACTTGAAACCTTAGCTACCCATGACTCAATTTATCTTGCGAAACAAAATGGCACTGCAAATGCGTTATTTAGAACAGATGTGCCAGCAAGGATATGGTCAACTGTTGGCTGGGTTACTGGCGAATTTGGTGTCTACGACCAGACGGGAGCCGTAGAGCGCCTTAATTTTGAAACGACCGCAAACATAAATGTGGCGGCTACTATGAAACCGGCGACAGACGATGCCTACACTTTAGGAGCCAACGGGATACGCTGGTCGTCAGTGTGGTCAGTTAATGGAACCATCCAAACATCAGACGGACGCGACAAGCAAGATGTTGAGAATTGTTCACTGGGATTAAGCTTCATTAACAGTTTGAGGCCGGTTTCTTACAAATGGAAAGTTGGCAGAAAAGAAGTCGTGAGACAGGTGTTTAGGGATAACAATGGAGAAGAAGTCGATCCAAGCGCAGAGGGAGCTATACCATCGGAGTTTATAGTCGAAGATGTAGCAGGAAGCAGGACTCATTTTGGACTTATAGCCCAAGAAGTAAAAAGCGCTCTGCCGAATGATGTCGATTTTGGGGGATGGATTCTAACAGACAAAAGTGATCCCAGCAGTCAACAGGCGTTGCGCTATGATCAATTCATTGCACCGCTGATTAAGGCAGTGCAGCAACTGAGCGACAGATTAGAAACTTTAGAACAAGCACATTAAAATAATAGTAATGCTAAACATCACTATATCTGAGCAAGAAGCCCGCGTCATTAACGCTGCATTGTGTGAATTGCCATATAGAGTAGCGGCTCCGGTGATTAGCGCGTTGCTTAATCAAACCCAAGACCAGCTACACAAAACGGAATCTGAGAAGCACGCTGAATGGGTAAAGAATGTTGCCAGCAGCGCAAAACCATAACCATAGATAAGTAAAATGCCACTCGAAAGTCCAACAGTCCGCGACCCATGATCCTTGAACTGAAGACATCCGCAGCCATGCTGACCGCCGGAACCTTCGGCGTGTTTGCTACCGCAACGCCGGTCATGGAGTCCTTCGGCTGGCTTCGCACTGTGGCAGAACTGGGCAGCTTTGGACTGGTCGCCTTTAGCGCGATCATGCTGCTGGTCAAGGTCGCTCCGGCTTTCATCAACCACTTGGACAAGGCGCGTGATTCTTTCCTTGTCGAACTTTCCAAAGAGCGCGAGCAGCGTCACGCGAACGCGGAGAAACTCAACCAGTCGCTGCACCAGATCGACCAATCGATCCGCGATGTCCATCACACTTTGAAGGGGGTCAAGTAAATGAGCGTCAAAATTCAAGACTGGAACAAGATTGCCTCCAACGTCGTCCTCGTCGCGCAAGGGCCGGATGGCAAGCCTGCACTGCTTTCCGCCGACAAGCCCGCCGGAGCGACCGCGGAAAAGTTTACCTACACCAGCGGCAAAGTAACCAAGGTTGAATATTTCTCGACCTACAATCCCGCGACCGAAACCGGCACGCTCATCGCCACGAAGAACATCCGATATAACGGCGACGAAGTTAAGGACACTTACTGGACGTAAGCAGTGGCGACTTTCGACTACAATCCGATTACCGGCCAACTCGACCTCGTCGGAGCGGGGGGCGGGACGAGCTACATCAATGGAGTAGTGGCCGACCCGACGGCATTGCCCGTTACCCTTGGGACGCCAGCACTGGACTCTGTCTATCTTGCCAAAGCCGGAAGCGGCGTGTGGCTAATCAACAGACGGCCCGCGGGACTGTATTGCCGCGTTGCCAATAACGGAAATTTGAACGATTGGGTCGCGCTGGGCGCGTTTCCAGAGATTAACTCTTCTGCCAACTGGGAACTCTACGATGGAACTGACCCCACGAAAGAATTGAAGTTTGATTTGTCCGGCATCTCTACCGGAACCACAAGGACGCTGACTGCGCCGGACACATCCGGCACCATCGCGCTCCTCTCGAATTTTCTCGGCGCCTTCAAAGATGCCGTAGTCCTCGCGCCCTCGTCCGACATGAGCGTCACCAGCAACGCAACGCTGGCGGATATCAGCGGCATGTCTTGGACCGCTGCCGCTAACACTTCCTATTTGTGCGCGTGCGCGTGGCAAGTCGATTGCGGCGTTGGCGGCTTTCAAATGGTTCTGGACTGCCCAAGCGTCTACGTTGGCGGCTCTTCGCTCGCTGGTTATGGTTTCACCGTCAACGGTTCAAACACCGTGGCTGGTCTTGCGCAGGGCGGCGCAACGGAGGTCCGTGCAGGAAGCCGTGGCGCCTCGCAAACTGGTCCGGTTTTTTCCATTTTCGCTTTCCGCACAAGCAGCACCGGCGGGTCGGCAAAATTCCGCTTCGCCCAAAACGGCAGCAACGCCGCCGCCAGCGTGCTTAAAGCGCAAAGCCGCGTGCTCGTTCTCCCCATGACATGACGACCGACGCCGCCCTCATCGCCGCCGAGTCCCACTTGGCCACCTATGACTTTGCCGGAAACCGTCCGACGTTGCTGCTGTATTTTCTGCAACTGCTGACCGCTGCCGCCGCGCAATCGCCCAAAGCCAACGCCGTCCGCAACTGGATCAACGCCATCGTTTTCACCGCTGCCGTCGATCCCGACAATCTTGCTGCCTTCCTAACGCCGCCGCCGCACACCTTTGCTGAAGTCGTGGTCGAAGCTGCACAAACATTGTTGCCCGTCCCTTAATCGTCATGGCAGACCATGCCCGTCGCCGCCGCCAACGAAGCCAAACCCTCAAACCCTTGACCCCTATCGGGCGTGCGGGTGTAGTCAAAACATGCATCTCTTTCTTATCCTCGCCGCTTTGACGCTCACAGGCTGCGCCAACCTTTCCGAAGTCCGCTTTGGGTGGGACTTCGCCAAAAACACCTTGCACGTTTCTGTGCCACTTCAAAAACCAACCTCGTCCAAATAACATGATCGACTACATCCTCGCCCGCCTCAAAGAACCCTCCACTTATGCCGGACTGGCCACGCTGCTTGCCCTCGTCGGCTGGAAACTTTCGCCGGAGTTGATGGGCGCGATTGCCTCTGCTGGCATCGCCGTCATCGCTCTGATCGAAATCGTTCGCCGCGAAAAGAAGTGAGCAACGAACAAAAGTTCCAGCGGGATCTCGACCGCTGGGGCGTGAAGCATTTTGCGGCCAAGGAGTTTTTTTACCGCGGCGCAAGCGACGAGAAACTTAACCTCAACACCGACCCTCCGGCGGAACTGTGGCCGAACATGGAGCGCACCGCCAAGGTGCTGGACGAGGCCCGCAAGCGACTGGGCGCGTCAATCCGTATCACCAGCGCCTATCGATCACCGGCATACAACAAGCGCATCGGCGGCGTGAGCAACTCGACGCATGTGCGCTTCAACGCGACCGATCTGGTGACGGCGCAACCGGCCTCGCTTTACCTCGTCCTGCTCGACCTCCGGCGCGAGGGCATGTT